CGGGCAGTGAGCACACAGACCCCGGCGCCCGACGGCAGGCCGAGATCGGCAGCCGACGTGGGCAGGGTGATCGAAGAGACGTGGCAGTCGCGGACGATGGCGCCCAGCGTCCGGTGCGCGAGGAAGTGCGTCCGGATGGTCTGCCACAGGTCGAGGATCGCGGCGTCGCGGGCCCGGGGGGTGTCGGCGGTCGCCGGGGCGTAGATGCGGACCTCGCACGGGAGGTCGACGAGGTCGCTGCGCAGGTTGCCACCCTCGACGGCCAAGCGGCCCTCGACCGGGCGCCACTGGACCAGCTTGCCGCTCGGAACGGTGTTGCCCGCCCCGATGCCATAGATCACCGTCGCCGCGGACAGACCGGTCACGCCCTCCAGAGCGGACTGGATTGCCGCGAGGACGTCGGTGATCGTGGTGGCGGAGTCGCTCATCGGGCTGCGTCGATCTCGGTCTTGAGGTGTTTGGCGAACTGGGCAGGGAGTCGCCGGGCGGCCTCTTCTGCGCCGGGGCGGAGGAAGGGGCGGGCGGCGCGGGGGCGCAGGCTGCGCACCAGCTTATACCACGGGACGCCGCTTGCCTTGTGGATCAAGAGCGCGCCCTCTCCATCCTTTGACCTGCGGACATAGAACAGGCCCCTGCCCGACTCTCGGATGGGGGTCGGGTATCGGTCCTGCCCGCCTTGGGTGCGCGCTGGGCCGAGCGGGATGCGGAAAAACTGGGCATTCTTCGGCTTCGCCATGCCCTTGAACCCGTACTCGATCACGCCCGCATAGACCACATCGGCCGCGCCCTCGACGCGCCCGCCAGCAGCGACCACGGCCTCGGGGCCCTGTGCGCCCTGCCGCACCTTGCCGGCGATGCTGTTGCGCAAGTGGCCGTTGAGCACCGGGACACGGCCCTTAGCCTCACCCTCGGCGATGAGAGCGACAGAGACCAGAGTCTTGCCCACAGCCCGCGCGACGCCGACTTGGCCGACGGCGCGGAGCTTCGCGGCGAACTGCTCGGGGGTCATCAGAGGACCGGGATTCGGTAGGGGGCGAGCGCCTGCGCGACGGCGGCGGGGATCGTCTCGTCTCGGAGGCTGACGGAGACCCCTCCCTCGCTGACCGACGACTGGCCCTGCGACCGGCGGAGGGTGAACAGATGCCGGGTGAGCATCGCCACGGCTTGCTCGAGGTCATCGGGCAGGGTCGACCATCCCGCAGTGACCGATGCCTTGACGCCCCGGCGCTCCAGGGTCAGGGCAGTCGCGGAGGGCAGCAGGTCGAAAGCGCACATCAGCGCGTCGGTCTCGTAGGTCGCGCTGTCGACGAGGGTATCGGACCCGAACACCCGCAGCGGGTCGCTGTAGAGGGAGGTCCACGCGGTGACGTTGTGCACCCTGAGGAGCACGCGCCGGCCGTCGGCGCTGACGTGGAGGTCAGGCTCTCGCAGGACGTAGGCCGTCGAGCCCAGCGTATAGGCGCCCGACGAAGCCCGCGCCATTCCGCACCACTGCGCGATCTGCGCGTCGGCGGCGTCGATCAGGGCCTCGATGGTGGTGTCCTCACCCGTGCCGGTGATCTCCGGCATGAGGGTGCGGACGCGGGCGGCGGTGATGATCGGCATCAGGTGCCCCCGGTGAGGTCAGGGTCGGTCGGCTCGGCGGGCGGGTCGTCGCCCGGCCCTGCCTGCGCGCCGGCGGTGGTGACCATCCGGCGCGTCAGGTAGGGCAGCCCTCCCACGGCCCGGCCTGTGGCGGCGTAGGCGCGGGGGAGGGCGGCGGCGAGCGCAGGGCCGGCCAGCGGCGCGGGCGCGGCGCTGGGGGCGTCCTGCGGGGGCACAGCGGGCACCCCGGCCGCGGCGGGGGCTGCGGTCGGGGTGAGTGGCATCAGGAGCGGATCTCGGTGACGCTGAAGGAGACCACGCCGGACATGACCGCACCGCTGCCGGTGTAGGTCTTGGTGACGCTGACCGACTCCAGGCTGTCGACCTCGAGGTCGGCGCCGCTGGCCGACAGGGTCAGCGCGTAGCGGGTGCCGGCGACGAGATCACCCTGGGCGAGGTTGGTGGTCAGGGTCGAGATCGTGGTGGCCCCGATCTTGACGGTGATCGTGCCGCTGTTGGCGTCGGCCGCGGTGACGGCGGTGTCGGGGACGAAGCACACGCTCTCGGTGAAGAGCTTGGTCGGGCGGGTGTTGTTGACGTAGCGGGCGACTTCGTTCGCGCCGGCCGCGGCGGTGCCGATCTTGATGTCGATCTGGTGGTAGAGAGGGGCGGACATGGGGTCACCTCAGAGGGGGAGAGAGGGGCGCACCGGCTGCCGGCGGGACGGGTGAGCGTCCCGCCGGCAGGGTTGGGGTCATCAGGTGGCGTCGTAGCCGACCACGACGTTGACCGTGCTGGCGCTGGTCAGCGCGGTGCTGTGGTCGGGGCTCTCGAAGGCGTACCGGCCCGAGGCGACGAGCGTGGTCGTGTTGTTCAGGATGTTGGTGTCGCTCTCCAGGGTCAGGCCCTTGCGGGTGCCCAGGATGAAGCGGTCCAGATCCGCCATCACGATGCTCTGCTTGGTGTTGTTGCCGGCGGTCGCCGAGTGGAGACCGTCGGTGTAGAACGCGCCGGTCTCGGCGCCGGTGCGGCCCAGCGGCCAGGACCGGATCACGGGCTTGCCGCCGATGGCGAGAACCTGACCGGTCAGGATCGTCGCAGCCGGGCCGAACTTCTCCAGGCTGACGACCTCGGTGATCGTGCTGAAGCGGTTCAGGATGTTCTCGAAGCTCGCGAAGATCGCGACGCGGCTGTTGTTCTGGCCCACGCCGCCGCTCATCTTGGCGTGCATGCCCTGGATCTTGGCGAAGGTGTAGCTGCTCGCCATGTCGTACTTCGCGGTCGCGCCGATATCGAAGGCGCGGGCGCGGAGGCCCAAGAACGCCCGACGGTGGTCGAGGCTGCCGCCGACGTTGCTGCCGCCGCTCGGGGCGGTGACCGGGAACACGCCCTCGGGAGCCCACGCGGCGAGGCTGTCCTGATGGGTCGCGTTGGTGTCGCCGTTGATGATCGCGTCGAAGAGGGCGAGGGCAGCACCCTCGGCCATCTGCGCGCGAAGCTCGGGCAGGAAGGTGATGATCGCGTCAGCGTCGGCGTTGCGGTCGAACTGGACCGCGCAGGCCATGTCCTTGACGTTGTAGCTCAGGGCGCCGGTGCCCATCGCGGAGAGCAGGAAGTCGGCGGCGGCGCTGGCCGTCGCGGCGCCCTGCAGGAAAGGCCGCGGGCGGGCGGTGCCGAGCGGCGACTTCATGTTGCGGTCGGTGATGCTCTTCTGGACAAAGAGGCCGACCGGGCTGTCCATGATCGCGGCGGCGGCGACGCGGAGCATCTCGGGCGCGAGGACCTCGCCGGGGATGAGGTCGGAGCCATTGCCGGACGAGACGCCGAACACGCGCTTGATCACGCTGTCGCGGTCGGGCGCGAGGCCCATCCGGTACACGCGGTCGGCGATGCGGGCGACGATCTCGGGGTTGTGCTCACGGTAGGCGCGGAGCAGCTCGCCGCTCGACATGCGACCGGTGTTGAAGCCCTTGCACGCGAGGCGGACGAGGCCGGCCTCCCACAGGTTCTTGGCCTCAAGGTGACCGTCGCCGAAGGTGCGGGTCGAGGTCAGGAGACCGTCGCTGATCTCGCGGTGGTTCTGGCCCTCGACGGTGTAGGAGCGCGACACCGGGAACAGCGCCAGCTCTTCGTTCTTGCCGAACTCGCGGGCGATGCTCGCGGCCGGGCCGTCCATCGTGACGGTGTGGGCGGTCTGCAGGCTCTTGAGGCTGGCGATCTCAGTCTCAAGCTTCTGGACCTCGGCGGCCCGGCGCTCGTTCTCAAGCTTCTGGGCGGCGATGTCGGACTGCATGCCGGACGCGGCGCGGGTGATGCCCTCGCCGATGAGCTGGGCGACCTTCGCCTCAAGCCCGGGGATTTCTGCGGCCATCGTGGCCTCCTTTGGGTGGATGACCGGGGAAGCCGCCCGGCGCGGAGGGGGTCAGGAAACGGTGACGGGGAAGAAGGCGGCGAAGGCGCGGTCGAGCGCATTCAGGTCGAAGTCCGGGCCATCATCGGGCGGCGGGGCAGCCTTGCCCTCGGCGACGGGTGCGGGCTCGGGAGCCGGGGCGGCGGCGCGCTCTTCGATGGTCGCGCCCGGGTGCATCGGCACGCTGACGACAGAGCACTCGATCAGGTGGTTGTTCCGGTAGACATACCCGCGCTGGCCATAGAGGGGGTGGTCGGTCGGGTACTTGCTCCGATCGGTAGCCTCTCCGGGCACGAAGCCCACGGACGCGCAGCGCAGGGTCTTCTCGTCGAGCATGGCCCGGACCGTGCGGGCGATGTCGTGAGCCTCGGAGGGCACGAAGTCGCCGCGCAGGACCCCACCCTCGACGCGCACGTTCTCCCATCGGCCGATGGGCAGCCCCCAAGAGTTGTGGTTCAGGAAGGCCACGGGGTTCTGCATGAAGCGCGTGAGATCCCAGGTCTGCTCGACGATGTCGTTGGCGCCGTCCGGGGTGCCGACGGACATGATGAACGGGAATCGGGGCGGACCCTCGGGCTTGCCATCCTCACCCGCGACGCGCTCGACGATCTCCATCTGCATCAGGGCGCGGTAGGTCAGCGTCGGCGCGACCTCATCGGGCGCGAGCTGGCCAGCGTCCCGGCGCTCGGTGTAGCGGCGGAGGACAGCCTGCGGGGTCGCGTAGATGGTGCCGTAGAGCATGTGGTCAGTCCTCGATCACAGGGCGGGTAGAGCATCTGCAGTTGATGTCCTGCCTTGCAATATTGAACCCGCCGGGGGCTGGGGCGGACGCGCCCACGTCTTCGCCGGACGGTATCACAAACATACCCCCGGGTGCAACTTTTTGACCGTGGCAGCGGCGATGGGAGCGGTCGGGCTCAAGGACCCGTGGCGCGCGCAGCCATTCGATCTGCACGTCGACGCCCAAGTTGGCGGCGTCGCTGTAGGCGAGGAGGCTGCCGGCGTTCAGGGCGCGGGCAGACTCGGTCCGGGCGATGGTCAAGGCTCGCGCCGGCGAGAAGGCTTGGGAGGACCGGATGCGCTCTTGGATCTGTGACAGGGACTCGCCGGCCTGCAGGCCGGCATAGACCTCCGCCTCGATCTGTCGCTTGGTGGTCTCGCTGACGCGGGTCACCTGCTCAGCCAAGAGCTTCTGCGCCGGGCTCATGGTCGGGTCGTACTTGATGCCCCCGAGCCAATCGCGGAAGAGCCCCCAGCCGATCTGGACCACGCTCTCGACAATGCCGGCGACGGCTTCAGCGAGGATGATGGCCTCACGGGCTGCCGTGAAAAGCCCGAGCACGTCGTCGATCAGGATGACGCGCTGGACCCTCGGGGCTCCGGGGGTCAGCGGCAGCATGCGCGACTGGACACCCCGGGCAGCGTCGAGGTCGGCGAGGCGGGCGATGACCCGGTCCCGCTGGGCGGTCAAGGCCTTGGACCACGCCCGCGCCATGACGGCCTCGGATGACCGCAGAGCCGAACGGAAGAGGCGCTGCGCCTGCCGTGCGGACGGGGAGCGGGAGCGGCGCGCGGCGCGGGTGACGATGCCCCGGCGGAGGCGGAGGGCCTTGCGCTTCGGCGCCTTGATCTTGTCTCGGCGCGCCTTTGCCCACGCGCGCCCGGCATCGCCACCCCAGAGGAGCCATGCGATCCATCCTGCCGACGGCTCGGTCTCGCTCTCCCAGCCGGGCGCCTGCGCGTCGACGGCGTGGCGGGCGAAGTACGAGTGCATCCGCAGGATCGTCGACTCGCTCAGCGTGGCCCGGTTCTGCAGGTCGCGAGCCCGCGCGACACCGACCGCCGTGCCACCCCGCCCGTGCTCGGCGCGCAGGCGGAGGCCCTTGCGCGCGGCTGCCGCCATCGCTCGGGTTGGCTTGCGCTCGGCGTCGGTGAGCTTCGGCACCTCACTCCTCCCCGGACAGGGCGGCGAGGTCGTCGCGAACGGATGCGAGGGCGGCGAGGGCTTCGGCCTTGGCCTCGTCCGTGGCGTCGGAATCGGCGAGGACGTCAAGCGCATCGGTCATGTCGGCGACCATGCCCGGCACGTCTTCGAGCGCGTCGGACACGTCAGGCATGTCCTCGGGGTCGCTGTCGTCTGGCGAGTCGTCGACCGGAGCCGGGGGCGGTGCGCCGGGGGTCGGGGCCTGCGCGACCGGGGCGGAGGTGAAGGCGCCGGGGGGCAGGTCATCCCAGCCCTCGTAGGCGTATGCGACGGCCGGGTCCATGCCGTTCGCGATGTGCAGGCTGATCCGGTCAAGCGTAGCGCGCATCGCGCCCTGCAGGGCGGGGACGCCGCTGAAGTCATGCTCGACGGTGATGCTGTCGTCGCGATCGACCGACCGGGCAAGGGCGGTCAGAGCCTCGTCGAACTCGGCGACGCGGCCCTGAAGCTGCGTCCAATACGCCGTCATCTGCGTGTCGGAGGTAGCCCAGGTGTTGGCGCCGTCCGCGCCGATGCGGACCGGGGGCACGCTGAGCACAGCCAGCACGCTCTCGCGGATCCAGCGGCGCTGTTGCGGGGCCTCCATCTCGCGCGGGGCCCAGCCGAGGATGCTCAGCTCGGCGTTGGCCTCGCCCGAGACGACGACCCCGCCGTCGTTGTCGATGAACAAGCGCTTGAGCGCGTCCCTGATCGTCTCGACCTGCCGCGCGCTCCACGCCGACACCCCATCGCCCTTGGGGCGGTAGATCGCGGCGGGGCGGCCGGCGGCGGCGGCTTTGGCTGCGCTCGCGGAGAGGGCTTTGTCGGCGAGGAGGTCGGAGTGCAGGACTTGGGTGGCGCCGAAGCCGGACAGGATCTCGGGTCCGTCTTGCCAGCCCAGCGCGAGCATCGCAATGACCTGATCGGGCCTGTACTGCTTGATCTGGTCGAGGCCGATGTCGTAACCCAAGGGGGTGCCGTCCGCCCCGGGCACCACGCGGACGCGGGCCGGGTGCGCCCAGCGGACGCCGACCGGGACGCCCCGAGCGGCGCCCCAGAGGACCACGCTGGCCGTCTTGCCCGCGAGGATGCGGTCGGTCATCACCTGCTTGCGCCACGTCCGCTGGCTGGGGAAGCCGGTGTTGGCCAGCATCCCGTGGATCCAGTGCTTCGGGACCGGTTCGCCGTTCCGCTTGACGATGATCGGCAGAGAGGCCAAGTCGTCGGTGATCGCCTCGGTGCATGCGTAGACGTACGCGTTGCCCTTCGCGCTCAGGGCCAGCGTCGGGCTGTAGACCGACTCAATCGGCGCGCCCGCGGCGTAGTCCCCGCCGGCGACGACTTCCTTCGGCTTCTCGACGGTGTCTGTGAGGCCCAAGGCTCGCGCGACGGCCGCGACGGCCCGCCCGGTCAGGGTGGTCGTGCGCAGGGCGAGGGGTGCGGGTGCGTCGCTCATGTGTGCAGCATAGCCCGTGCTGTCTGTCAAGGTCAAGAACGCGGCGCGGGGGCCTCGTCCTCTGCCGGCGCAGCGGCCCGGCGCAGGGCATAGCAGAGGTAGCGCAGGCAGTCATGGGCGTGGTCGTCGCCATCGGTCTCGTACCGGTCGACGTCGCCGCCGCGGCCGGTCTTGCGCCATGTCAAGCGCGAGGTCTCGCGGATGAGGTTGGTGCACACATCGTGGATGACCACCCCGGGCGCGCCCCACTTCTCGCGGATTGCGAAGCGCTCGTGTAGCGCGTCAAAGCTCGCGGGCCGGGCCTTGGGGGCCGGGGCGGTCGGGATGTCGTACTGCGACTGCAGGACGCCCCGCTGGTCTTTACCCTCGGGGTCGGCCCAGCGCTTCGACACGGCATCGGCTGTGCAGCCCGAGCCGCCGCACGTCTGGCACCCCGTGCCGCCGGGGCGGAAAGCGCGCACGCGCCATGCCTGCCACACGTCGCCGCCGATCTCGGGGGGCTGACAGTCCGGGCAGCCCTCGACGCGCCAGATCTCGGCGGCGTGGTCGGACAGCAGCATGTCGGCGGCGTAGTGCTCGCGGTAAACGTGCAGCACGTCGGCGCTCTCGTCGTGGGCGGCCCAGAGGTGACAGAAGGGCGCGCGGCTGCCGAAGTCGATCACGCCGTAGCGGGTCCACTCGGGCGGCGGGGCGAAGGCAGGGATGACGTAGGGCGGGCCGTTGTGGAAGTCGGGGTGGACGGCGCCTTCCAAGGCCACGATCTCGCCGCGGAGGCGGGCGCGCTTGATGGCCTCTGGGGCCGTCGACCACTTCGACAGGACCACTTCCCGCGAGACGTAGGGGTTATCAACAGCGTGGAGGAAGTCGACGAACAGGCGCGGTGGCTTGGGGGTGCCGCGCTCCATGTGCTTGAGGCGGTCGAGCAGGAAGGGGGTCCAACCCGACAGCGCGGTCATGCTGTTGAACACAAGGCCGTCTTTGTCGGTGGTGCGCGCGCGGATCGACTGGTAGCCGATGGGGCTCGGGATCTCTTCGTCGACCCACGCGAAGCCGATGGCGGCGCCTTCAAAGGGGTTTTTCGCGTTCTCGGCGCTTCCGCTCTGCGCGGCGGCCTTGCAGATCACCTTGCCGCCTTGGGGCAAGCGGACCTCGGCCTCGCCCTGGGGGTTCTCCCAGCCGCGCCGCCGGCTGCCGGCGGGCAGGTACAGGTCGAGCTTGGGGCGCTGGATCTGCAGCGACATCCCGAAGGTTTGGCTGACAGCCCAGGTCAGGGTGGGGCCGCGCTGCAGGCGGGCGAGCGACAGGCCGTTGCCCAGCGCCCAGGCTTGCACGTCCGGGTGATCAGCGCCCTGCGCGAACGCCGTGGTAAGCTGCGCGCCGGCGTCGGTCTTGCCTGTTCGGTTGCCGCCGAGCGCGAAAGCCTCGTCATAGTCGGCGATGAGCAGGTCTTGCACAAGGCCAAGCTGCGACGTGGCGACCCGCTGCGCGCCGCACCGGGGACAGGTGTGCAGCCCGCCGCGGTTGGGCTCGCGGGTCATGGGCCAGCCCCGGCGGCCCTTGGGGGGTGCTGGGGCGGTCGGGTCGGGGTGCGGGCAGACCTCGCACTCGGGCGACCACAGGCGCGCGTAGGCCAAGGGGTGCGCGGCGCGGTGGCGGTCCAAGACCTCGAGCTGCTTGTGCAGGTCGAGGATCGCGGCGGTCAGGGCGCGCGGCGGCGTGATGCCCCGGCGCGCGTAGTCCATGATCGCGGCCTCAAGCTCGGCGATGACGATGGCCGGGCTGTCCTGCGCGACGGTCATTCAGCGTCCGGGTCGGGCTCGGCGTCGGTGGTGGGATCGGGCTCGGGCTCGACGGCCGGCGCTGCGCCTGCAGCGGCGAGAGCCCCGCGGGCGCGGCCCAGCACGGCCAAGAGGCCGGCGGCGATGTCGTTGGCGCTGGACTCCTCGACGCGGACGGTGATCTCATCGATCTTGCCGGCGCCGGCGCGGTCAAGAAGCTGCCCTGCGGCGGCAACCCGGGCGGCCTGCGGGGCGGCCTGATCGTTCGCCACTTCGCGCAGGGCGGCGATGGCCTCGGGGATGATCTCGGCCATCTGCGCCCGCGCGGCGGCGATGGACTCAGAGCGCCGACGGTCGCGCTCGCTGTGGATCTCGGGGGTGTGCCAGCCGGACACCGTGCCCCGGCTCACTCCGTACTTCTGAGACACCGCGCTCGGCGCCATTCCAGCCAAGAGGTCCTCTTGCGCCAGCCTGCGCTTCTCCGGGATGCTGAGGCTGTGCAGGTCTGCCACGGTTTCGCCCCTTTGCGTCTGGTTCACCCTGCAGCCCGCCCACAGCCCCCAGGACCGCCCCGAGAGCCTCCCCCGACCTGCCGCCCGCCTTGCCCCGCCGTCGCGGTCCTGGGCGCCCCTGCGGGCCTGTAGCCGGTCTGGAGAGCGACCGCCGCGCCTCCCGCCCGGTGATGCCCCACCGGTCAGGCGCTCACGCCGAGCTTGGCCCGGCGGTCGCTGGCGTCAGTGTAGCGCAGGGGGCGCGGGGGTGCAATAGGCGGGCGGGCTGCCCGCCCTGCGGGCTACAGGCTGATCTCGGGCAGCACCCGATCCTCGGGGCGCGGGCTGATCTGCTTGAAAGCGGCCTCGCTGACCGGCTTGTTGTCGACGTAGATGCGAGCCGGCCACTGGTTGAAGAGCTTGCCCTTGCTGCTGACGTTCAGGATCCGGCTCTGCTCGACGCGGACCGGAGCGTAGTTGGGATGGTGACCGACCAGGATGAAGCTGCCGCGCTCGGGGGCGCCGACGATCTTGACGTGCTTGAGGCTGCCGACCTTGGCGATCAGCTTGGCACAGGCGGCGTCCAGTTCGGCGGTGGCCCAGGCCTCGGCCCACGCGGTCGCCTTGGCGATGTCGAGCACCCATTCGCCGCCGACGGTGTCCGTCTGACTCTGCTTGACTTCGCCAGTGACGCTGATCCAGGTGCGCGGCTGGGCGCCGACCAGGGTGCAGAGCGGGCGAAGGGTCGCGGTCCAGTAGGCGCTCCAGTAGCGGCTCTTGGAGGCGTCGTTCTCGTCAGCCTTCATCTCGGCGAGATCGCGCTCAAGGCCCGCAATGGCCTGCTCAACCATGCTGGTCTTCTGGGCGTTGAAGGCGGCGGTGATCGTGGTGGCGGTGGTCATCGTAGGCTCCGGCGGTTGGGGCTTCGGGGCCCTCAGCGCCCCGACACTGGAAGCTTATAGGACTGCGCCGAGACGTGCAATAACTTTCGCGCAGGAATGGCGAAGAAAGTCTGAGGCGGGCGGCGGTCGTCGGCGGGTCGTCGGCGGGTCGTCAGGGCCCGCGACCCGTTACGCCTATGATCTGCACGGATTGTCGGCCTCTCTGGGGGTGTGCGGTTACACACACCTGCGACCCGAAATTCGCCCAGAATGACGACAGGCAGCGCATACACGTTTCTGGTCGTCAGCGGTACGGGTAATCACATACTCCTGCCCAGAGGAAGATCTCAGAAGAAGAGATCAGGGGCTTCCTTCTTCTTCTGAAAAGTCCGCGCGCGTATAGGTGTAGTGATCTCAAAAGTTGTAACTGAGTCATCTATTCTTAGTGAGAACGTAGAGCTATAGGCCATTCTCGCCGGTTACAAACTGGTCGCGACCCCCGCGACCCGACCCGCGACCGCACATCAGGGCAACGTCCACCGCGCCATTCTCGCAAGTCGTCGCGTTACAGCCCTCCGCGACCCACCAACGACCGGGGCCGAGGGCTTGACTCCACCGCGCGCCTCGGCTACACCCTGAGTGCCTGCTGACCTGGGCACCCCGCCTGCCGCCCCCGACTGATCCCCGGGGGCGGCAGGGCAAACGGGCCCCAAGCGCTCCGGCCGGCGTTCCTCGTTCCCAGGTCGCACGATGCCTTCCCACGACGGGCTGCCATGCCCGACGGCGTTCTACACGTCTGCCCTCCGCTCAGCCTACGGCCGCCCGGTCCCCACGACTTGGGGCCAGCTTCGCAAGGCGTTGACCTTCCACGGGCGCGACCGGCCCAGCGACAAGCTCGACGTCCCGTGCTGGGCCCCGCACGTCGCCACGGGCAACCGCCGCACGGCCGCCTCCATCGAAAGCGTGCATGCGCTCGTGCTCGACTTCGACGATGGGGCCGACGTCAACGACGTGATGGCGCTCTTCCCCGAGAAGGAGCGCTGCGCCTACAGCACGTTCTCGGCCGAGCCCAGCGCCCCGCGCTGCCGCCTCGTCTTGCCCTTGGCCGCCCCAGTCGTCGGCGCACTGTGGGCCGCGACGATGCGCCTGATCCTCAAGGACGTCGGGCAGGACAAGAACGCAGCCGACCCCAAGTGCATCGACCCGAGCCGCCTCTACCTCCTCCCCTGCCGCGGGCCTGTCGAGGTCGCGGACTACGCCCCCGGCGATCTCGTCGACGTCGGCGAGTACGTCGCCCGCGCCGAGTACGAGGCCGAGCTGGCCCGGATCGCCGCCGACCACCTGCGCGCCCGCCACGTCGCCCGCGCAGAAGCCGCGCGCCGTTGGGCCGAAGCGCCCGCCCGCGACGGCCTCACCGACGCCGAGCGAGCCGAGCGCCGGGGCCATGCCGCCCTGCGCGCCGACCCCGAGGCCCGCCGCCGCGCCGCCGCGGACCTCAGGGCGAAGATCGCGCCGCGCGACGGCTCCGACGTAGCCCACGGCCTCGCTTGCCCGTCCTGCGGGCGCCCCGACGCATGGTTCGTCATCGACCCGCGGCGCGCCTGGGGCGCCTACTGCAACCACCGCAACACCTGCGGTTGGTTCGGCTCAATCGGCGACATCTTGACGGCGGCCGGTATGCAGCCCGCTGCATACGGAGGCTGACCATGTCGAGCACCACGACGAAAGCAGCGACCCCGCCGGCCCTCTCCCTCGCCCCGCCCGCCGACTGGGGCTTGGAGACGAC